GGAAACATAGAGTTGAATCCAAATGGAACAGGTAAGGTTGTCTTCAAGGGCAACGCAACAAAGGGTGCTGGTCAGTTTGTTCTAAACTGCGAGCAAAACTCTCATGGTATAGTCATCAAGGGTCCACCGCATTCTGCCGGAGCATCATACACACTGACCCTACCCGACACTGATGGTTCTGCAAACGAGGTTTTGAAGACAGATGGTTCGGGCAACCTTGATTGGGTCGCTCAAAGTTCCGGTGGCGGAACTAGTTATCAAGCATTTAGCGGATTTGTCCCGGCATTGGGTGGCACTACCTTATATAACAAGATTAACCTACTGCAAGCACCATACGGACTCTATTCAAATCATTGTGCCACAGGTTCAACATATAGCCAAACATTACCTGTATACTCACCTTTCGTTCTACCGAAGGACTTGACAATGACACATTTATTGATTAATGTTCACACTACAGGAAGCAATTCCGGCGTTAACTTTGAGGTTGGTGTTTATAACACCGATGCCAATGGTGCGCCTTCAACCCAATTATTCAAATCAGTTTTTCCCGTTGGTTCGGGTTCATCTACCGGCGATATTCAAGTCGCCATAACAAACACCGGGGGAACGGGTGCGCTTAACGGGGGAGAGACTTATTGGGTTGGTTTTTGCTACGACGGAGACCCCGGCACTTATTTGAAAACTTGTAGGATGTCAGACAGTGCAGGTTCAACGGGCGGGCTGATAGGTGGTAATTCACCATTTACGACTACGGGCATGAACAACACAGCCTTTAGAGATGGCAACGCTACAAGTTTAGGTGGAATCCCCTCAACGGTGACAGTTAGTGGGAGCGGTTTCTTACCATTGAATGTTGATTTAATAGCGATAGCGGCGGTGTTTTCATGAATAGAAAAATAGTAATTTTAGATGCTGATGGAAACGTAGAGACAATAACATACTATGATTTCACTTGGGATCAAGTGAGGAAGGAAAGGGATGTAGAACTCAAAAAGACCGATTGGTGGGCCTTGTCAGATGTGACGCTATCTACAGCAAGAAGAGACTACAGGCAATTTTTAAGAGACTTACCATCTTCTTATTCCAATGCAAACGACGCTGCTGATGCTTGGGCAGCATACAATATACCGGAGTGATACTATGCCTACGAGAAAACCCGATGAGAGCCGAGCCGCCTTTATCAACAGGTGCATGGCCGACACGAAAATGAACCGTGAGTTTCCTAACCGTGACCAAAGGTATGCCGTCTGTCTGAGTTATGCAGATAAGACCGCAGACATCCGTTCAACTCCCGCACCTAAGAAAGACAGGATCAAGGGCAGCCCACGAAACAAGCCCGGTTCTGCTCGTCCCGGCGGTAAGGTGACATTCAGCGAAAGTGTCACGAAGTCGCTGCAAAACAAGGTCAAGAACCACAATGAGAAATCTGACCGCAAGGTGACTCTCAGAATGCTCAAGGCAGTCTATCGCCGGGGCGCAGGTGCATACTCTACTTCACATAGGCCCGGAATCAGCAGGGCTGCGTGGTCGATGGCGAGGGTCAACGCCTTCCTACGACTTGTCAAGTCCGGTAGGCCATCTAACCCCAAATACGTTCAAGATAACGACCTTCTTCCAAGAGGCCACCCACGCAAGGGTAGCGGTAAGAAGGATTAATAAGTCACTGTTTGACTTTCCGCTCCATGTCGTGTGGGTGCGGTTGTGGTGGTGAAAAGGTCGCCTACGAGGATTGGGGCGACATTGATGTTTCTGCCGCCGAGTATCAAGGCCGCAAGGTCACGCTTAACAAACCGTTCCGCACACCCGGCGCAAACAAGAAGTTCGGTGTCTACACGATGGGGCCAAACGGAAACGTGGTTCTCGTTAGGTTTGGCGATCCGAACATGGAGATCAAGCGTGATGATCCCGAAAGAAGAAAGAACTTCCGTTCCCGACATAACTGCGATAACCCCGGCCCAAAGTATAAGGCCCGCTATTGGTCATGTAGACAATGGCGCGGGGGCAAGAAAGTCGAAGCAGGAATGGAAGATTACATCTACTCGACCCGTGAGGGTGCTAAAAAGAAGTCCCGGCAGATTGGGTTTGAGGGAACAACCCACATGGAGCGCATGGCTGACGGGACACCAATGTATTTCCCCGGTCCAAACGAGGAAGAATTTCAGAAGTGGTTCGATAAGAACGACTCACATACGGCCTCCGAGCCTTGTGGATGTGGTTGCATGGATGATTTTGAAGCAGAAGAAAAAGAAGAAGTAGAAACGCTAGAAGCCGAAATGATGAGAAGGGGTGTCTACGACAACCCCGGAGAAGCAATGGAAGAAGCAAAGAGAATGGGGTGTGACGAGATACACTCACATGAGGAAAACGGAAAGACCGTCTTCATGCCATGCAAGACTCATGAGGAATACATGAGCAAGAACAAAGGCAAGGATGTCGAGGTCGAGAGTTATCACATGAAAAAGAACAAGAAAGAGAAGGACGAATACAATGCCCTTCATAATAATGATCACAAAGAAGATGTCTACAAAACTCGCAACATCAAGTATAACAGTAGTTATCACATGAAGAAAACGAGTTCTTGCAAACCCGGCTACGAGAAGAAGGATGGTAAGTGCGTCAAGGTGGCTGTCACATTGGAGGTTGATATAGACGAGGTAGAGGCAAAGGTCATAGCCGAGACAGGTCAAACCATCTACGAGATACGAGGTATAGCCTTCCACCAAGGTATGAACAAGAACAAGTGGTCCCTCACGCACGCTGGCGCAAAGTCAGTGGTTGACCAAATGGCAGGTTCAGACTTAACACTCATGCACCCCAAGGCAAATGAGCATGGTGCTGGCTTTAGCCGCAACATAGAGGGTCTTGAGGAATCAAACGTCGGCTACATCGTCAGCGCAACCTTCCTAACAACCAACGCTGGCTACGATGTAAGATACGTCGCACACGTCACACGGGAAGAGTTATTCGCCTCTATGGAAGACGGCCTTTGGAAGCAGGAAGGATATGGAGTTTCTATAGGCGGCTCAGGTATTCCTGTGTCGGCTGACGAGGATGGCCTCGTCTTTGGCGAAGACTTCACTTTCGATCACCTTGCTTTGGTAAGGCGACCCGCATACAACCGAGCGAATGTTGAGACAATCGAAAAGAAAAAGGTAGAGAAACCTATGGTTTCACAAGAAAGTATTATAAGTCAGTCGAATACTGCTGAAATCAACCCAAAGGTGATTGCAATGACCGAGGAAGAAATTATGATTGAAGACAAAACCGAGGAAATGGAGGCACTACAGGCCGAACTTGTCCTCGCAAACAGCAGGATAGCCGAATACGAGGCTGCCGAGGCTGCTCGCGTCGAGGCCGAGAGAATGGTCCTCGTAGAGAAAGCCACGGACCTCGGAATGTCAGGTCACGAAGACCTATCGACACCGACCCTAGAAACGCTCATAGCGTCATGGGAAGCCTCCCACCCGGAGCCAACCCCTGTCGAGATGACCCCCGTGGAGTCAGTCGAGAAGCCCGTCGAGGCTTCGATGCCCGGAGAGGAAGAGAGGCCAATGGTTTCCAACTACCTCAACGGCAGACTCGTCAGCAACGACGAGAAAATTTACAGCAAAGCGTGGAACGCATGGGCCTCCGCTTGGAACAAGACACTCGCAGCAGATGAGCGCAACAGAATGACTGCGCCATCCTACGAGAGCATGAAGGAGATGATCTAAGATGTATGGAGAAGGAGCCGACCCACGAAACGCAACATTGAAAGCAAGCACGACTGTCAGTGGCAAGGGGCTACTACTAGTCAACGACAGCACCAACAACACTGTTGACCTATGTGCTGACGGCGAGATCGCCATCGGAGTCTCCGCAGGAGAGTCCTCAAGGGGCGCAGACGGCGCACTAGAGACATCCGGTGCTACAGTCGCTTACTACCCACTCGGCGGTGTACTCATGGTACAGTCCGAGGCTTCACAGACTTACACAACGGGGCTAACAGTCTT